TGTGCCGCCACCGGTCGGGTACGTGCGCGGGAAGCTGAGGTTGTAGACCCGGCCGGACCCGCCGGTGGAACCTGACCATGCGATGACGGTCTGGATGGTCGGGTCGTACACGGCCGGGTCGGCGGCGACGAACGCGAGATGGATGTCGCGCTGGTTGTCGCCCTCGACCTTCCACGCGTACCCGGCGGGGCGCAGCGTGATCGTGCGTTCGGCGAGGCCGGGACGGTCGAGGACGTAGTGCAGCACCGGCCGGGCCGACGGGACCATGAACGGCGCGAAGTTGTCGGCCACGTCGTCGATGCGAGCTCCCGCGCCGACGAGGGCGGTGACCTCCACGGTGACGGTCCGTTCACCGAAGAACTGTGTGCGGTCGTCGATGCCGTCGTCGTCGGGCCGGTTCGACGTGACGGCCCGCACCGTCGGATACCCGAGGTCGAGCGAGGCGCAGAAATAGCCCGATGCCGGGTCCTCGAGCAGCAACGTCTGCGCGCCGAGCGTCAACCAGGCGCGGCGCACGCATGTGGTGGGCGGCGGCGTCCACGTCTTCATATGCGGCTCGTCTGCGTGTGCCAGGCCACCCGTTTCATGAACAGGTCAACGTCGAGCTCCTGCGCGAACGATGCGTGCTCGATGTGCACGACCGGACCGAGTCGGCCCTTGTTCAACGGGATCACGGCTTCGGGTCCTGCTTCGCCGACACCGATGATCGACGGTGACGTGAAGATGCCGCCCTGCGCGTACCAGTGCGGGATCGACGGGACACCGAACGACTTGCCGCCGACGCCGGGCACCCAATCGGGGATGCTGAAGTTCAACCGTCCGGCGGTGTTGTTCCAGGCGTCGGCGACGAAGTTGAAAGCGGCTTTGGCCGCGTTCTTGAGGCCGTCGAACATGCCCGAAAAGAAGTCGGCGACGCGGCCGGGCAGCCCGGACACGAACCCGACGAACCCGTCGAACACCGAGCGGGCGAAGTCGATGGCCGACTGGACCGCCCACTTGATCCGATCGAAGTTGTTTATGACCAGATCGGCGGCCAATCCGATGGGGCCGAGGATGATGGCGAGCAACAGCTGCCAGTGGTCCGCGATCCAGCCGATGACCGCGCCGACGGTGTCGCGTATCCAGTTGAACGCCGCGACCGCGGCCGACGCGAAGTCGTCGACGATGGCACGGAACCACGAGACGTGCTGGTAGGCGAGCACGACCGCGGCGATCAACGCGGCGACAGCGAGCACGACGATCATGATCGGGTTGGCGTCCATCGCTGCGTTCCATGCCCACTGCGCGACCTCGGCCGTTTTGGTGGCCGCCGATTGCAGCATGGTCGAGTTCTTGAGCGCATCGACAATGCCGTGCGTCACTTGCATGGTTGCGCCGAGGCCTGCCATCGCGGCACCCGCGCCCGTTAATGCGGGCCCGTATTTCTGGCCGAACTCGGAGACGTTGTCCTCGATGGTGGCCTTGAGGCCTTTCATTTTCCCGCCGAACGTGTCGGCAGCGGCGCTCGCTTGACCCGACAGTTTCTGTGAGATCTCTTTGAGGATCTCGTCGTGCGACTTCGCCGCGCCGGTCGCGTCCTTCTGGCTGATGCCGAGCTCTTTGAGGATGCGCGCCGAACCGTTCGCCGCTTTCGCCAGCTGCCCCGCCGCGGTGCTGAGGTCCTCGTGCTTCGCCGCGGCAAGGTCGGAGGCGGTGCCGAGCTCGTCGAGCGCCTTCTGCGGATCGTTGAACGCTTGCGTCATGACTCGCAGCGCGTCCTGCGTCTGGTTGGCGGTCGCCCCGTATTTCTCCTGGTGCTTTATGGCCTGTTCGACTTGGTCGCCGTAGTCGTCGTACGACTTGCCGGTCGCCTCGACCGACGCCTGCAGCTGCTGGTGGGCGGCCTGGTCCTTCGACCCGAGAGCCGAGAGGCCGGCACCGATACCGGCGAGCGCGCCGCCGACGCCCATGAGCGCGGGCCCGATGTTGCGGCCGTGCTCGACCACCGCGCCGATGGCCTGGTCGATGCCGTTGAGTGCCCCCTCGAACGGGCCGAGCACTCCCGTCTGGTTGAACGCCGATATCGCGCCGGTGAACCCGGAGCGGATGCGCGACGCCGCCGACTCGCCGTGCTGGGCGGTGTCGCCCATGCTCTTGGCGAAGTTCGACAGGTCACCGATGACCCGTACCGCGATCGACGGGCCGGGCATGTCAGCGGGCTCGCACGGCGCGCCGGGCCGCTTCCGCTTCCCGGTTCATGAGCCGGACCATGGCGGCGAAGTCCTCGTCGTCTACGTCGTCGGGCCAGAGGCCCCAATAGCGGCGGAAGGCGGCCCGCTGGTCTGCCCGTTCGCGTTCGTAGGGTCCACGTCGACGAGCTCGACCTCCACGTCGTAGGAGTGCAGCCACAGCGCGGTCAGGTCGTAGCCGGGGAAGTCCCGCACCAGCGCACGGAACGCGGTCACCCGCATCGGCTGGAGTTGCATGAGCTCGCCGAACGGGATCGTCTCGGTGCGGGCGACAGCATCGACGACCCGTTGTGTCGGCATACGCGACGCGAACGATTGCGTGGCGAGCACGACGGTCGGGAGCTCGGCTTGCGGTTCAGCGGGTTCAGTCATGGACTCCCGTCCCGGTCGAGTTCGACGGGTTCGACCAGCCGAACGAATCCAGAGCTCGAGTAAGCGCCGACGTGTACGCGGTGGCCGCGGCCGATGACAGGTTTCGTGCTGCGGGGAACAGGTAGCGGCCGGTGGCGACGTACGGGCGTTCCGATTCGTGCGGGACGCGGCGGCGGCCGCCGAACTCGACCCATCCCGCGTACCGGATCGAGGCGCGCCCGACCCGCACCGTGGCGCCGCTGCGGGTGCCCGTCACCCGCACGTCACCGGACAGGGTCCCGGTGTCCTGCGGGAACGATGCCCGCGCCGCCGTGGCGACCGGCGACGCTGCCTCGCGGCCCGCCGCTTGGAAGGCACGGTTGAGCTCGCCGTTGTCGGCGCACATGCGGGTCAGGTCGCGGTTCAGGGCGCGCAGCCCGATCACACCGACGGTCGGTGCCGGTCCCGCCATCAGGGATGCTTACCTGCCACCCACGTCGTCCCGTTCCAGTAGGCGGCGAGCAGGTCAGCGGTGATGACGAACTGCCCGGCCGCCCACGTCGTCGCCGGTGACGCGACGACACCGGACAGGCCCGCGAGGTTGGCGGGCACGTTCGCGCCTGACGGCGTGTAATAGCCGGGAGCTCCCGCCACCGCGCCGGTCGCCGCTACCGCGCCGTAATCGGTCGAATAGGCGCCGGTCATGTTCCAGTCGATGACGACTTCCGACGCGGCGCCGGCGTCGCCGCCCATCGGCATGAACGGCTGCGGGATCGCGAACCCGCTGAACGTCGGGTTGTTCTGCGACGCCACCAGCGACGCGTTCGGGCGGGCCTTCCAGTTGACCGGCTGCCCTGACGCTTGGAAGTTCTGCACCGCGGTCGTCAACGTCTGGAACACCGACCCGGTGGTGAAGTCCTGGTGGAACGTGACCCGCAGGTGCCACTTCGTCACGCCCGGGTAATCGATCTCTCCGCACAGCGTCGTCGCCGTGACCAGCTTGTTCTCGGGGAACCCTGCTTCGAGATGCTTCACGGTGCAGCGCAGGTTGGCGCCGCCGAGCTCGAAGTAGGCGTTGTTCAAGATGAGCGGGTTGGCGACGGGCGGTGTGGCGTCACCGGCCGCGGCGAGCTCGACATAGCCCGGCGGCGGCGGCGGCGCGGCTTCGGCTTCGGGTTCCTTGGTGGCAGCAGGCATTGGTTACTCCTTCACATTTGGATGGTGACGACGAGCTCGACGTAGAGCAGTTGGATGCCGCCGCCGCCGGTCATGTTCCGCCACCCCCGCGCTTCGGCCGGCCACGCCGTCTGCACGGTGCCCTTGAGTGTCGGGTCACCGATGACGGCCTGGCGGACGATGTCTTTGGTGGTGTCGATGAGGTCCTCGGTTTCGATGCCGCCGACGACGAGGACGGGCAGGTCGACTTCGTCGACACCGAACGATGCGGTGGCGTACATCTCGCGGGTCGTGCGGCCGATCACGACCGCCATCGGGTTCAGCGTTTCCGGCGGCCGGCGGTGCACGTACACGGTCCCGGCGGTGGCGGCGTCGATCATGTCGGCGAGCGCAGCCGCCACCGGAGGGCGCGACCACGACATCAGGAGAACACGACCGGCAGGTACGCGGCCAGCAACGTCTCGATGTCGGGGTCTTTCGGGCCGACCCGTATGACGCCCATGTCGCCCCACCCGACGGTCCCGTCGACGGAGTCGCGGCGCTTCACCAGCCGGGCGCATTCCATGAGCGCAACCGTGTACAGCGGGTCCGGCAGTGGCGGCACGAACGCCGGGTTGGCCGGGTCGTATTGCGGGTCGATGCGGTTGACGGTCCAGGCGATGGCCGCGGCCAGCTGACCGGCGACGATCTCGTCGTCGGTGGTGTCCGTGCCGAGCCGCAGGAAGTCCTTCACGTCCTGCACGGTCGGCCAGTCCGCGGCCATCGCCCCCTGACCCCTACTTCTTCGCCGGCTTCGTGTCGGCCTCGGCCTCTTCGGCTTCTTCCGGTTCGGCTTCGGCCGGTGCGGGGATCGTCGTCCCGGCGTCGATCTTCGCCAGCGCCGTCGGGTAACGGGCCAGCACTGGTGCCGCGTACCCCCACACGCCGAGCCGGATCGCTTGCGGGCCGAGGACTTCCTCGTACCGGAAGTTGAACGTCGACGACTCGAGCAGCAACAGGTCGTCGGCTTTCGCCACGTAGATGTGGTTGTCGACCGCGGCCCACGACGGGACGCACTGCAGCCCGACGACCTCGCCGGCGATGTGCCCGTACGTCGTCGCTTCGCCGAGACCGTAGGCGTTCATCGGTCCGTGGTAGCCGGTCGTGACCAGCGGACGGCCGGCCTGGTCCTTCTGCTTGGTCAGGAACGCCCACGCCCCCTCGGACAGGAACACCACCCGCGGCGGGCTCTTGCGGTGCTTGCGCACCGACGCGGCGGCGTCGATGAACGCGTCGGGCAGGTTCGTGTACACCGGCGCGGTGCCGGGGTAGGTGATCGTCGCCGACAGGCCGGTGGCGGCCTCGAACTTGGCGACCACCGCGGCCTCGATGGCCTCGTTGTAGGCGCCCATGCAGTCGGCGAACACCAGCCCCTCGACGGCCGGGTTGGACCCGTCTACCAGCTGGCGGGTCACGTCAACCTTGCCGGTGTAGGTGACCGGGTTGGTGGTGATCAGGTTGGCGTTGAACGCACCGTCAACGGGCGGGTCGCCTTCGTTGGACTGCGACCCGATCGACGCGCCGGGCGTGTTCTGCTTGCCGATGTTGACCGGGTTCGCGGAGGTGATCCCGACCCGGCGCAACGTGTCGGCCCACGGGCGGGCGCCGTGCTGCAGCTGCGCGAACTCTTCGAACAGCCACGTCGGCGGCACCACACCGGCACCGGTCGTGGTCGTGCCCGTGGCCCGCATCTGCACGTTGTGGCGTTCGATCCGGGCGCGGCATTCGGGGTCACCGTCGAGTTGGGCGTGGAACAGGTCGGAGAAAAACAAGTGGAGGTCGCCCGACGCGTCGGGCCGGCGGTAGATCTCGGCCTCGGACCGGACCTGCACGGCCGGCAGGTGCCGCGCGTCCGGGACCGTCGGCGCGTCCGACATGGCCCGCACCGCGGCCATGCGCCGGTCGTCGGTCTCGCGTAGTTCGATCAGTCGAGCTCCGAGCGGTTCCATTTGCGAGCGGAGCTCGTCGAGGTTCGCGGCTTCCGTGTCGGACGGGTCGCGTTCCTCTTCGGCGCAACGGTTGAGGATCGTTTCGTACTGGTCAGTGAGCTCGCGGTAATCCGTCGCGAGTCGTTCCATGAGACGGTTCGGCATGGTTTCCCCTTGAGCCGGGAGCGCCGGGGCGTCGCGCGGCGCAGGACACATCGCCCTGCGGCCGGTTCACCTCTCGGCGGTTCACCCGATGCGCTGCGGGCGGTTCACCATGACGGGCGGTTCGACCGTCGCTGACAACCCGAACGCTACCGCTAACTGGCGCGAGCGGTTTAGGACCTAAATCGAGCGTTGATTCCCTGGGCGCGCAGCAGGAACGCCCGGAACTCGGATGCCGGCCGGCCGGCCGGGATCGACCGCACCGCGGTGACGCCCGCGGTCGCGTACGCGGGTTCGTGGGTGAGGACGACATGGTCAAGGTGGGCGGTGCGGCGCTCGATGGCACCGTCGGGACCGCGGCGCGAGCTCTGCGGACGGAACCCGACCGACAGCCCGGTCACTTCACCGGACCGGACGAGCTCGAGGGCGTCGTTCCCGGCGGTCGTGTTGTGTAGGTGCCATTCGCCGTACAGGCCGTCGGGCCGTTCGCCCAACTGCACGGTGCGGCCGACCGGGTTCTTGCCGTCGAGGCGCGCCGAGTGCGAGTCGTACAGCTTCACCTGCCCCCACTGTTCGCCTTGCGCGACCTGCCGGCCGAACGCGCCGGGCACGAACCGTTCCATCGACCCGTTCGGCAGCGTCGTCGTCTCGCCGTAGGGGACGGCCCGGCCGATCAGGATGCGGCCGTCGCCGTCGGAGCGGAGCTCGATCGTGAACGACCGGAACTCGATCCCGGCCGGCTGTCGAGCTCGCCCGCTGCCCGCGTTGCCTTCGTAGCCGGCGCCGGGACCGGAGCCGATCATGGGGTGTGCTCCTGCCATCTTCTTCGCTTTCGCCATGCACGCGGCGCGTGCGTCTGCCGGGATGGAGCTCGCCTGCGGGATACGGGCGAGCGCGTTGCGGATATGGGCGGCGTCGGGTTTCCCGTTGGCGTCGCGGACCGGAAAGTGGCGCAACGCGCGCGGCATCGTGCGCCCGTCGGCGTCTTTCGATCCGCCCGGTTCGATGTAGAGGAACGCCGAGTCGGGAAGGTCGTTGATGTACGCCGCGGTCCACACGTCGCGGTACTCCATGCCCATCTGCTCGTTGGCGGCGAGGAACCCGGTCACGGGTGGGCACCGTTCGACGCCGGCGCCGGGACCTCGTTGCCGGTGGCGGGACCGTCGGCAACGGGCGGCGGCAACGCGGCCTGGTCCTCGGTGAGCTCACCCGGTTCGGGTTGGAGGTCGTCGGGCAGCTGCGCCGCCAGCTGCGCCTCGACTACAGCCATCGGGTCGAGGTTCTCGCGGGCCCTGACTTCGTCGGGGAGCAGCCATTGCGAGGTCGGGCCGGGACCGCCGAGCGCGGTCTGGTACGCCTGGTACTGCGACAGGGTGTCGGTCCGCAACGAGGCCGACAGGTCCCACACCACCCGCTGCCCGCGGGGGACGAGCGCGATCGACGCCGACTGCTCGAGCAGGTTCGTCCACGGCGCCACCGCGTCGTTGCGGGCCTGGACCTCTTCCATCTCCGCGTTCTTGTACGTGCCGCCTCCGACCGATGCGCCCAACTTCGACGGTGGCACACCCCACAGCAACGCCAGCTGGATCAGGTCGAACTGGCGGGACTCGATCATCTGCGAGTCGACGGGACGGAACGCGACGGGCGTGAAGTCGGTGAGCTCGTTGAGCACCGCCACCGACGGCGCCCCCGAGAACTTCGAGATCCACGATGCCTTGGCGTCGTCGGCTTGTTTCTGGGTGACCTCGGGGCGGTGCACTTTCAGGATCCCGGCCGGCATCCCCGAGTTGTTGAAGTAGCCGGCGGCGTAGCCCTGCAACGCCAGCGCGGTGGCGATCGCGTCCGAGTTGGTGTCGAGGATGCCGCGGCCGAGCGGCCAGCCCGCCCGCCCCAAGTGCGACTTCACATGCCAGATCTCGGACGGGTCGAACATCTGCCCGGCCACGTACCAGCTGTCGATCGTGGGTGCCATCGGGTTCCCGGTGAACCGCACCGCCGCCAACGTCGGGTGGATCGGTTTCAGCGTTGCCGGATACCCGGTGCGGTCCGTCGAGGTGATGATGCAAATGCTGTTGCCGTACAGGGCGAGCGATTCGGCGCAGCCCGCCCAGAACGCCATCGGCGTCTGGTTCGGGTCCGGCTGACGCATCACCGGCGGCTGCGGGTCGAGAGCGTCGGTGC